CGCCGCCAGTCAGCGCAGCGTCTGTTGCAAGAGTGGCTGTGCCCAGCCGGGCTGTTGCAGGCGCAGCCCGCATCAGGCCCATTGCACGCGGCAGGGCCGTGAGGGTACGCAGGGCAGCACCCACGGGAAGCGCCAGGGTTGGCACCACGTTGCCGGCCACCTGCAGGCCTTTGCCGGCCCACTTGCCGCCTGGTGTCGCCTCGGCCAGCGCCGCGTCACGCTTGCGCTTGTCCTCCACCTCGGCGCGCATCGCGGCCTTCTCGGCGTCGGTGCCGGTCATGTCGGTGTAGAACTGGCGCACGCCCGTGGCCAAGTCCATCATGCCGCCGCCGATGTTGGCCAGCACCTTCTGGGTGCCGCTCATGCCCTCGGTGGGGTCGATGGGCTTTTCAGGCTCAGGCTGGCGCCCGGAGATGAGCTGGAGCCCAGAGCTCGAAACCCGAGACATGTCACCCGCGGCCAGGGCCTGCAGGTCAGCCTCGGAGAGCTTGCGCAAGAGATCGGGGCTCATTGGCCTCCCTTCCGGCGCCGCTCGAGCTCAGCCGCGGCCGCCGCCGCCAGGTCGTTGCCACCACCGCCCGCCGACCTCATCGGCAGCACGTCATCCACCGGGATCCGGTTGCGCTCCGCGATGCCGCGGTAGTAGTTGGTCAGGTCTTGGCGGCGCTGCGTGCTGCCGGCAAAGAGCTGCTGCGCGATCTGCTGCATGCTCTTGAGCTGCTGCTCGGTCAGCCGGGCACCGGTCATGATCTGGTCGGGCTTTTGCAGCACCGAATCGAACACGCCTCGAGCGTTGGAGATCAGTGCGTACTCAGACTCGCGCACCACCGACTCGGGGTCCAGCATCTTGCCGAACGCGAACACCAGCGACACCTGCTTGGTCGGGTCGCGCGCGATCGTCGGATCCGTCAGCAGCGTCAGCACCGTTTCGGCGTGACGGACGCCCTCCCCGATCTTGTCGGACTTCTTGCCGAACTCCTCACGCAACTTGGTGGCGCGTGTGAAGGACTGGGTGTCGGGCTTGTTGGCCGCCAGGTCACGCCTCAGGTCCAGGCCCTGCTTCTGCAGGTCCAGCCCCATGCGCCTGAAGTCATCTGACTGCCTGTCACGCGACAGCCGGTCCTCACGCGCCTGCGCGGTGCGCTCCTCCTCGCCAGCCATCCGCTCCAGCCCCAGAGCCTGGCGCTCCAGCGCCGTGCGCCGCTGATCACGCTGCGCGAACGGATCCTTGATGAACTGGCCCTGCGGGGTCATCATGCCGCCGCCGATCTTCATCGGCTCAGCCGCAGCCGCGGCACGCTTGAGGAACTGCGCCTGCACCGGCTGGAAGTTCTCCCCCGCGTACTGGGCCGCCAGGGCGTTGAGCATTGACGCCTGGCCGCTCTCGCCCTGCTGCCGTGCGAAGGCCTGCAGCGCCGAGGTGTCAACCTCTTGGCCGTCCATGTCGTCCAGTTGCTGCTGCACCTTGCCCAGGCGCGTGCGCAGCGCAGACGGCAGGGCCCGGCCCGGCTGCACGGTGTTGGTCAGCGTGCCGTCAGTCGACTGCAGGCCGCCCAGCGCCATGGGCAGCATGCGCCGCTTGCGCTCCTGCACGTCCTCGGCAAAGGTCAGGTCGTTCATGGCGAGCCCTCAGTAGGCCGGGCCGTCGCCGTAGGGCAACGCGGACAGACTTGGGCTGTCCATGCCCGGCATCTGGGGCCTGCGACGGCGCCGCATCTCCTCCAACGCGGCGCGCTGCCGGTTGTTGAAGTCCATGGCGCTGCTGTCCACGCCCTTTTGCTGCTGCCCGGCCATGTAGGCCGTGCCCATCTGGGCGATGGCGTTGGCGATGCCGGGCGCCACGTAGTGCTTGCCCACCATCTGGCCTTGCATCGGCGTCATGGCCTGGCCGCGCAGGGCCTCCACCATGGCCTGCTTGCGCTTGAGTTCCTCCTGCTCAGGACGCATGGCGCCCATCTGCAGCAGGTAATCGAACATCAGATCGTCGTTCATCACAGGCCTCCGTAGTTCACCTGCAGGTAGCCGCTGGCGTGGCGCTTGACCAGGTCAGGGCGCACCGCCTCAACCTCTTGGGCAATCACACCACGTTGTGGCATTCCCATCATTGTGTACGTGTAAATGCCCACCCCGATGGGATGAGTGCCCACGCGCTTGATGTTGGACTTCAGGCGCCGGTCAGAGAACATGAACGCGGCCGAGCCGAGTTGTGCGCCTGCTCCCAGCAGGTTGCCAAAGGCCGCGTTCTGCGCGTTGTAGGCGCCGAGCTGCGCGTCGTAGCCCATCTGCGTGGCGCCCAGGATGTTGGGCGTCTCGGCGCGGCCGGAGGGGTTGAACGACGGCATCTGCGGCATGCTCACTTGCTGACCGCTCAGCAGCGCGTTCATCTCATTCAGGCTCATGGCGCGGCGCTGCATCTGCTCCGCGATGGCCTGCTGACGCACGCGGTTCTGCGCGTCGGCGTAGGACTGGTTCAGTCCCTGCTGCTGCGCCATGGCCGCGTTCTGGGCCTGCATGCGCGACTGGTCCAGCGAGGCGGCCTGGCCGAGGGCCTGGTTCTGGAACTGCGCAGCGCCCAGGTTCTGGTTGTAGCCCGTGTTCTGCGACTGCATCTGCATGCCGAACAGGCGCTGCATCTCGTTGCCGCTTTGATCCAGTGCGTTGAACCTCTCGGCGGCCTGGCGCTGCTGCAGATCCGCCAAGGCCCGCGTGTAGCCCTCGCTGCCCACCGTAAAGCCCTGGTTGGCCAGCTGCGTCTCGAGCTGACCCTGCTGACGCTCGTGCACCGGCTGCATACGCTGCATGAGCTGGTTGGCCACCGTGTCGCGGTAGCTCGAGTCCACCTGCGGGATGGCGCCGCCGAAGTTGAAGCCGGTGGCCAGGCCCGGGGTGTAGTCGGTCAGCGACGTGCCCAGGCTGGCCGGCGCGTTGGCCATGGCCATCTGCGGCAGGTTGGCGTAGTCGAAGGGCTGCCGATACTCCTCAGCCACGCGGTCCATGAACCCGCCAGCCAATTGGCTGCGGTCGTTCTGCAGGCCGATTTGCGCGTTGAGCGCGGACTGCAGGCCAGGCGCCAGCGTGGTGTTCTGCGTCCAGGTGGTGACAGGCTGGCCGGTGGCCGGGTCAACAGTCTGCCCGGTAGACCAGGACTGCCCGCCGAATGGCGTGTTGATGGTCGGACGGTTCGCAAAGTTCTGCGACGTCGTGGCCTTCTCTGATGCCTGAGCCTGCGCGGTAGCCGCGCCGAGGTAGTCAGGCGCTGCAGGTGCGCTGCCTTTGCCGCCCATGTCTCACTCCTTTCAGCCACCGACACTCGTCGGCCTTCATTTCAAACATCACACTGTCGATTGTCTCCGCGACCCGGCGAAACCCTAGCCTGTCATTCATGGCTAGGGCCTCGTCCAGCGCCTTGGGCGTCAACCCGTAGACGGCCTCCATCCCGCAGTCGATGAAAGGGTAGCGGAAGGCAGCCTCCCAGAGCTGGCGCGTCAGGCCGTGCTCGCCGTCGAACGCGACGTGCATCCAGCAGGCGCTGTGCGTCCAGGCGTTGAAGGCCACGGCACAGGCGATGGTGCCGTCGTCGCGCATGGACGCGATCGTGCGCAGGTCGGTGCTCCAAGGCAGCCGCGTGCGCCGGTTCATCCACTGCCAGACGACCGGGTACTGCTCGGGTTGATCAGTAACGAGTTTCATTCAAGCTGGTACGGTTCCACTCTAAATCCACCGCCCCCGCCACCCCCGCCTCCACCGCCGCCGCCGAAGAAGCCACCCCCGCCGCCGCCCCATCCGAAATCACCGAACAGGGCATCGTCAAAGAAGTCAAAGTCGAAGGAGTTTTCGGAAGCAAAGTCGAAGGAGTTCTCAGAAGGCGGCACATACACATCCCACTCAGGCACTAATCCGAGTTCTCTGTCAATGTCAAAGTTTTCGACAGGGTCATAGACCGGCGCTGGTGTCGTGGTGACGGGCAAGTCCTGCACAACCTCTACCGATGGAGACGGAGGGTCTTGCACCAAAGGCGGGCCCATTAGGTCTGCCAAGTCAATCTCTGGCAGAGTTATTGGCTCCCACTCATCAATCGGATCACTGACGACAGTGACCGGATCAGCCTCGCGGATCTGATCACGATCACCCCCGCCAATGGGTTCAATGACGATCTCGCCCTGCGGAGGGTCTTGAGGTTCAGGCTCGACAGGCGGCCACAGATCGTCCGTGTAGTCAGGAACCTCCGGGCCGTCCTCTGGCGGCAACGGCGGCAGATCCACCACATCAGGCGGTGCAGGGTCTGGGACAGGGAACGGTGTTGCCACCTCATCCTCTGGCGGCAGCGGCGGCAAATCCACCACTTCAGGAGGTGCAGGATCCGGCACCGGAAACGTCTCAACCGGCGGTGGCTCTTCCACTGGCGGCCAAAGATCGTCCGTGTAGTCAGGGACTTCAGGAGCGGGCGCGGGTGCAGGATCGACAGGAAACGACGGCCCAGGACCAATGACCACTGGACCCGGCGTCACCGGCCCACCACCGCCCCCTCCACCGCCATAGGTAGGGGCTGGCGCCGGGGCAGGCGAGGGCGCTGGTGCGGGAGGAGGAGGTGGAGGCGTGAACAGCAGGTTTCCTCTGGGCGCACGCATGAAGTCAATGATCGACCTGCTGTTGGCCGGGTTGGCCAGCATCGTCACGCCCGGGTTGTTGCTGGTGAAACCAGGAGACGCAGCCCGCAGAGACTCAATCAGCGCGCTCTGGTAAGGAACAGGAGCAGTCGCCATTACATCACCCCACCCATTTCACTGAGCACGTGCGCCGACAGGAACGACGTGCCCGGCAGGCCGCGCAGCTTCATGCGCAGCGATCCGTAGTAGCCCAACGCGGCCGTGCCGAACCAGCCCTCGTAGCTGTTGTTCGTCAACCACACGGCCTGGCTCCAAATGCCAGAACCCCAAACGGAGGCGCCCGGGTCGGAGAACGCCGGGGCGCCCGCGGTGTCGTTGAAGGCGTATTGCGTGTTGATCGTCAGCTGAGCACTGGGCGCTGCCGGTCCGAAGAAGATAGGCCGGGCCAGGCTGAACTTTTTCAACTGCCCCGGCGCGCCAAACGCGTTGAAGGCGCACTGCACCTCACCCAGCACGTAGGACCCACCGGTGTTGTCAATGGCCAAGCCGTCCAAGTCGCCAGACAGACCCTTGCAAGTGGTGCCGTTAGCCTGACCAAAGTACAGCTCACCGCCAATGACCGCGGCGCTGCGGATGGGCATGCCCTCAAAACTGCACCAGGCCCCGGTGGTGACGTTCATGGCGAACTGCCGGTAGACGTCGCCATCCACAGGCAGCGAGATCACCAGCACGTCAGAAGACGGCACCACGAAGACGTTCCAGAACTTCTGGTCGCGCAGGCTGCGCACCAGGGGCGCGAAGACCGTCTGGATCTTGGCCGCGGGGCCGACGTTCTGGTTGTCGGCACTGAACTGGCCCGTGAACAGGCGCGACATCGGCACCAGGCCGAGCTGGGAGACGATCATCACGTCGCCGCCGAACGTGGTGAAGTACCGGCCGTGCAGCGGCACCGGGCCCACGTACCAGACGCCCTTGAGCTCGAACGTGGCCGCGCTGGTGGGGTCGGTGCCCTGCCACACGCCCACATCGCCCTCGGTGCCGATCACCACCAAGTAGTCGTCCACCGAGATGCCGGCGTCGGTGGTCCAGTTGACCATGGCCGACACGTAGCCGCCGTTGCGCAGCAGCGAGCCCATGGGGAACGACGTCACCGTGCCGGTGATCGCGTCCACCGCGTTCATGTAGTAGACGTTGGGGCTGTCCGCGAACGTGAACCAGACGCGGCGCTTCCAGACCATCACCGTGCGCACCGAGGTCGTCATGCCGGTGACGGTGCCGGTGCGGTTGACCCAGCCCGAGGTGGTGCTGTAGGTCCAGTAGCCCGCGCCTGGCGAGACGGCCAGCAAAAAGGTGTCGGCCGCGGTGGAGAACTGCGTCGTCCACCACTCGTCTGCCGTGCTGCCGGTGCCCGTGACAGCCACCGTCGGCGTGCCGCCTGCGGTCACGTCGTAGATGTTGCCATTGGCGGCCATGAACACCTTGTCATTGGCCGAGCTGGGCGCCTTGTAGGAGAACACCGCCTCCACCGACTGCGGCGCACCAGACACCTCGACGGCGTCGGCAAACTCGGCCCAGCCGCGGCGCAGCTCCACGCCCTGTTGCCCCGGGATCAGGTTGGTCAGCACCAGCGCGTCGCGCGGGTCCATGGCACTGATCGGGTCTCGGTAGTTCAGGCCGCCCACAGGCGCCGGGATGATCGCGGACTGCGACACCTGCGAGGCGGCCGCCCTTCGCGGCACCTTGAAGGGCTTCAGCGGCACCAGAGGCACGTCAGGCCCCCATGCCCGTGTCAGGCGTATTGATCAGCGGCTGGATGTAGGGGAAGCGGAAGTCCCGCGCCATGCTGAGCACCGGCGCGCCCTTCTCGGCGCCCTTGCGGTTCTCGAAGCTCACCTGGAAGTCGCGCATGGCCGCCGAGCTGTCCAGGCCCTTCATCTCGAGCCACTTCACGCGGGTGTACAGCGTCACCAGCGTCGGGTCGAGCAGGGTCACGTCGCCGTTCTTGGTGACGCGGTTCTTGTACAGCGTGCTGTCGTCCTGATCGCGGACCCAGGCCTGCGACAGGTAGAAGACGTTCATCGTCTGCGGTGCAGACGGCGGCGCCAGGACGTAGATCTTGTTGTCCCGCACCTGCCAGTAGAACGACAGCGTGGGCAGCGTCGTGCGGATCAGCAGCTGCTGCCACATCTGAGGCGACACCGGCCCCAGCGACGGGAACTGCGTCGTCGCGTTCCAGTTGGTCTGGTCAATCCAGTCGAAGAAGTCCTCGGGCAGGTCGAAGGCTTTTTCCTTCTGCCCGCTGGTGTCTTGCTGGATCGGGATCTGGTAGTTCTTCACCAGCTCTTGCCAGTCGTACATGGACAGCAACTCGATGCCGGACATGTTGACGGCCTGCACCATCTGCTGCACCGCGGGGTCGGTGCTGCCGGCAGGATCAGACGGGGTGGGGAAGGCCACCATCCCGGCCACGTTCTGGACGATGGCCGAGAGGGTTGACTCGTTGACGATCTGGAAGGCCATCCCCTACCCTTCCTCAGGCTGCGAGCGGCTCCGCGGCCACGGCGCGCTTGCCGGGCTTGGCCTGGGCCTGCAGGGCCTCGACCATCGTGCGCAGGTTCTCGATCTCGGCGTCGCGCTTCTGCAGCTCGGCGTTCATGCGCTCGATGGGGGCGTTGTTGGCCGCCACCTCCATGAAGGCCTTGGCACGCTGCTTGTCAGCCTGGAAGGACATGAACTTCTGCCCCAGGTTGTCAGGCGCGTCGGCCAGCTGCTCCACCGTGACGATCTTGAAGTACTTGTACTCCTCGACCTTCGACGGCGTCATGCCAGGCAGCGCGGTCAGCGGCGTGCCAATTACCGCGTCCTGCTGGCCGGCCTTCCACTTCTGGTAGCGGTCAGCAAAGCGCTGGGCGTCCTGCTCGGTGACCTGGCGGTAGACCACGCTGGTCTTGTCGCCCGGCACATGGATGCGGATGAAGTCCCGCTCCTCGTACACGGCCCGGCCAGCCTCCCGGCTCTTGCCGGGGTGCATGACAGGCTCGCGCGAAAACTCCACGTACAGGCGCGCGTCGTGCGCGTAGCGGGACTCATCCGGCCTGGCCAGGTGCGTGGGTTCATCAAACATGGTGGATGTCGTGGGTTGCATGCTGTTCTCCTTCTTCTTGGGGGGGCTTTACAGCGTGCGGCCGACGGTCGGGTACGAGAACAGCGCATCGGCGTTGGTCGCCGCAGCGCCGCCCGTAGCGGTGCCAATAACCAGGCCGTTGATGACCTCGGCACCGGCCGTGGCGTCGTCGTCGACCGCGCCCCCGGTGGCGGTGCTGTTGAGCTGGGTTCCTTTGGCGGCGCTGGCCAGCGTGCGGACGCTGCCCTTGCCGTAGATCTGGAACCAGCCGTACTGGTTGTCAGCCAGCGCAGCCTGAGCCGCGCCGCAACGAGAACCAGGACCAGACGCGCCAGGCGCAGTCGTGGTGGTGGTGGCCATCGCAAAGTCAAATCCCGTTGCCTCGACGCACAGGTAACCCAGCCCCGTCACCGCACCATCAGCGCGGCCGTAGATGAATTCCTGGTAGCCGTTGACTGGGTCGTCATACCCGCCAACAGTGCCCAAGCGCCACGAAGGCACCCCAGTTGCGGCAACGATGTCGTCCTTGCCAATTCCGATGATTGCTTGTCCCATGTTGGAAACTCCTGAAGAAAAAAACCCGAGAGGATTGGGTCACCCCGCCCCTCTCGGGAAAGGCGACCCACGACGGTCCACCAATCAGTTCTGCAGACGGCCCTGGAACTGCGCGCCGGAGCAGGTGAGGTTGCCGGCCCAGCCCAGGATCTGCACCTCGGCGTCCTGGTTGATCGCGTAGCGCCGGTTGGGCGACAGCGGGACCATGTTGCGGTCCTTGTGAGGACGCCACTTCAGGTACTTGGTGTTGAGGAAGAAGCCGGTAGAGGCCGGGCAGAAGCCGCCGATACCGCCGTCGAGCACCACGTCCGCGTCCATGAACTTCAAGGACGGGAAGCCGAGGTTGCCCGTCTCGGGGCTGGAGAAACGCTGCAGGGCCTGCAGGGACGACATGTAGAAGCCCCAGTAGACGGTGTCCACAACGATCAGATCAGGACGGTCGTTGCCGCGGGTGCAGGACGCCCACAGCGTGTTCATCGCGTTCTGGATCGTGGTCGGTCCAGGGGTCACGGTGTTGTCGCTGAAGTCGTACTTCTTGTTTTGCCAGAAGGTCCAGGTGGCGCGGTCGATGCCGCCGTAGGTGCCGGAGGTGTTGGTGGAGGCCACGGCGGCGTTCAGGCCGGTGATCTCCTTGCCACCAGAGCCGGTGCCGTCGGAGTAGACCGACTGCGCCAGCTTGTTCATCATCGTCGCCTCGGCCACGTTCAGACGCGCCTCGAGCAGGTCGATGAAGGCTTCCTTGCCGCTGTTCTGCAACATCTCCAGGCCGCTCATAACGACCGGGACAGCGAACTGCTTGATGCTGAATTCAGCGGCGCTGATGACGTCCTGCGCGGCCACCGGCAGCAGGTCATAGCCCGAGTAGAAGCCGGCGTTGCCGTTTTCGGCAAAGCTGAGCTCTTCCAGGATGACGTTGCCGCCGCTGATCGTCTTGATGTTGCCGCGCTGGTTCAAGCGCGACAGCAGGGCGTTGTTCTTGGTGACGTTGTCCGCGATCTGACGCGAACGGGACTGGATGGTGGTGGCGACGATGTCGCTCACATTTGGAAATGCCATGATGAAAACTCCATCTGAGTTGGGGATGGCCTTTCGGCCGCCAGTTCAGATGCGCCTACGCGAACCTTCTCAGTCCGGTTGTGCTGTAGGTGGGACGCCCTTGCGGCGTCTCCTGCGAGCTTTCGGTGGCTGGGGTGCTGGGCACACCAAGATGCGATTACTCGCACCCTGGTGCGAATTATCCATCAGCGTGAGTTCATCAAAATGGCCGCCTCGATCGCAGACCGCACGTCGGTGGCGTCCTGCCTCAGCGCGCCGGCCGGGGCGGCCCCGGTCACGCTCACCGCGGCCTGGCGGGCCTTCTGCGCCACCGCCGTCTGCGTCTGCGCGCCTCGAGCCTTGGCGCGGCCCTGCAGCACCGAGCGCACGCGGTCGTTCAGCATGCAGGCCTTCTTGTAGGCGTCCACCAGGCTCAGTTCCTGGCCGCGGCGCTGGGCCGTCTCCAGCAGATCGGCCATCTCCTCGCGCACGTCCTCACCGAACTCGGCGCGCTGCAGGAACTGCCCCACCTCGGACTGCGCCTTCTGCGTCACCATCTGCTGCTGCGCGAGCTGCGCCTGCTGGAACTGCGTCAGCATCTGCTGCACGGGCGCTAGGCGCTGGTTGAGAGCCTGGTCAATCGCGGCCTGCTGCGGATCCACCCTTGGCGTCTGGCCAGCCAAGGCGCCGTCTAGAAGCTCGATGAACTGGTTACCAAAGCGCCCGGTGCCGAACTGGTTGACGATCCCCGCCACCAGCTGCGCAAGCTCAGGCGCCGTGCCGGTGCGCAGCCTGGCCGCCGTGCTCATCAGGTTGTCGATGGCCTGCAGCGGGTTGCTGTTCTCGGCCTTGATGAAGGCCTCGTAGGGCTGGATGGTGCGCATCACGGCGTCGTAGGCCTTGCGGGCCTCGGACGACTCCTGCAGCGTGCGCTGCACCTCCACCTCGCGGCGCTGGATCTCGGCGCGCACCGGCTCGGGCAGCTGGCCCCAGTGCTCTCGGGTTTCCGGCCGCCAGGCCTGGGGGGCACGATCGCCCTGCTGCCGCGGGCCGGCCTTGGGCCCGGGCTGGATGCCCTCGGTCTGCTCCTTTGGCTTGAACTTTCCGGTTTCGTCGCGTTGTTGAAGCGGCTGGCTTTCAGGCTTCTGGCCCTCGGACAGAGCGTCGAGGTTTTGGCCCCTGGAGGAGGCAGCCTGCGGCGCTGGGGCACTCCCCAGCTCTTCGCCCAGGTCACTCCTAGACGGAGCAGGCTGCGAAATAGGCTCGGGCGCCGTGTCGGGCGCTGCAGTGTCCAGCGCGGCCGAAATGGCGTCTCTCATCGTCGTGGGTTCGCTCATGTGGTGTTACCTGTTTTGGAGTTGCGAGATCGCGCGCTCTACGTCGCGTCGAGAGAACGTGCCGCCCTGGGTGTAGAGGCGCTCACGCTGTGCCTGGGCCTGGGCCCAGGTGTTCTTGAAGTCGTCGGCCATCGTCACGTTGTTGGCCCGCATGTAGTCGCGGTGTTTGCTGCGCGTGCTGATGTCGCTGCCGTCAGTGGCCTGCAGGCCGTCGTAGTGACGGTCGCCCCACAGGATGCCGGCGTCGTTGCGCATGGGCTCGCGGTGCTCGGCGGTGACTTCGATCAACTCTCCGGTGGTGCGGTCTTGGATGTAACGGCGGCGGGTCATGGCGCGGCCTTCTCCTCTTCCTTGTTGCGGTTGCGTAGGGCGGAAACGGCGGCTGCCGTGCCAAGGCCACCGGCAGCGATTGCCGCCAGAAGCCTCGGATCTGCTCGGCCCAGCAGGTCGTTCTCGTTGACGCGGGCGGGGTCGAAGGCAGCGAAGCGGGAGCGGATACGCGACGGGTCAAACACCACCTGCGTGGTGCCTTCAGCGCCCAGCATGTTGGTCGGGAAATCCACGCGGTCGTATCCGGCGCGCTTTGCTTGTTGCAGCACTCTTGCCGCCGCCGAGCCCGTGGTGCCGTCCAAGACGGTGCTGGCTTTGACAGGGTCGGAGGTGCGCAAGATCAGCGGCATCACGTTCGCGCCGTCCTGACTGCCATTGCTCCAGGTGAACTCGTTGGCGATCTTTGGGTTGTTGGCCGTGAACACCCCTTCAGCGGCATCGACTCCAGACGCCCCCAGCTTGCTGGTGTCGAACGCCGGGAAATTTTTGGTTGTACCGTGATAAACGTCGTTGCCAAACCCCATCGCCTTGGCACGATCCATCGCCGTGTTGTTCTCAGGCAGCCCGAGCATCTTGACTGCGTTCTGCCGGGCCGTTTCCAAAGCCTCAGCGCGTGGGCCGCGCAAAACTTTCACAGCCTCCTCGCCCGCCTGTCCCCCCTTGCGCGCCTTGTTGGCCGCCTTGGCCACACCGCCCACCACCGGGATGGCTGCCAGGCTGGACAGGCCCATGCCGAGCTTGTCTTTGTCGCGCCTGGCGCGCTCAAAGTCGCGGCCGGCCTGGGCCGTGCCCACCACCGGCAGGAAGCCCGTGGCGATGTCGATGGCCATGTCGCCCAGGTCAGCGTCCTCGGGCGTGTCCAGGGACACGTACTTGCGGGCCCTGTCACGCAGGGCGGCGATGACTGCTTGTGCGTCCATCAGCTCCTCCTTCTGCTCACGCCCACACCCTCAGCGGCGTCACCGGCCCAGGACTCACCACAAACACATCCAGCTCAGGCGCTGGCCCGATGTTGCGCACGTTGGCGTGGTAGCCCGTGTACGGCAGCGGCTTGTAGTTCTTCGGCACCGGATCAGGCGCAGGCTCGTAGATCGTGCCGATCATGTCCACCGCAGTGAAGCGCGGAGTCAGCGTCACGTTGCCTTCACCATCGGTGCTTGAGTCGTACAGGACCGAATAGGCCTCATCCTCATCAGCAAAAACAACCATGTAGTCGGAGTAGCCCTCGGTGACGATGGGCTCGGTTAGGGTTTCGTCGGTCATGGGTTATTCCTTGTCCAGACCACTCAGCGCGGTTTCAAGCGCGGCAATGGCGTTGTCGTATGCGGCGCAGTGCTTCTCTGACAACCGTGGGGTGCATGAATCCTCCAGCACCGACAGAGCCAGCTTGGCAGCTTCGACCAGAGCGGTTAGGGTTTCGTCGGTCATGCTGTGATGCTCTGAATACTCGTTGGCAACGCAACCGGGTAGAAGCTGATGGATTGAATGGTGCCGTTCAGATACGTACTTCCACTATTACGCACCCCGATGTGCATTGAATTAAAGGTCGCTGTGTTTTGGGTTGATGTACCTGTAGAAGGACTCTGACCGTTCGTTGTCAGCGCATAACTTCCGGCTGACTTGTTGTATGCGTATGCCGCCTTGTTTGTTGCGTTGGCAGCCGCGTTCAGTGACTTTATAAGGTTAACGTCTGGATAAGTCGCAGACGTAAAGTACGCCGCAAGGTTTTGAGTTCCACCGTCTTGGAAAATGTTTAGCGCATTTGCGGCAGCATACCCACCGGGACCAAGAGCCAACACTCCACCGCGATTGCCCGCAGCAGGAATTGCAGAGTAGAAGCTGAAGTTGACGCCGATGGTGCCTTGGACTTGATTGAACCAAGTCGCAAAGTTATCCCCCAGCATCGACGCATTGTCCGCTGCTCGGGTGACTTGGGAGGCTTGTGTCGCTATATAGCTGGTGGCAAAGGAGCCTGCTTCTAGTTGAGCGCCCCAGAGGAACACACCATTCCCTGCAACCCCAGCATAAGAAATGGTTGACCCAGTAGAAACCAGATCAACTTGCACTCCGCCAGAAGCTGTTGCGGCAGCAGTTACAACCGCAGTCAAACGATACCAGCCGTTGCCAACATCTAGAATTGAAGCAGTTACTGTTCCGCTAGTAGAAACAACCGTTCCAGCGGACAAGTCATAAAGCGCGCTAAAAGCAGTTATGTTAGCGTTTGCGCGCTCAAAATTAAGACGGCTTCTTTCAGCAGCTTTTGCGTAAATACTAAACGCATATTGAGCGCCGGAAGTAAGTGCTGTTAATTGTGTTACAACATGCACTCCAGTAGAAGCGTCTTCTTGTAACTTATCTGCATTTGTAGTGCCATCAGGGCTTGCAGTTGCATTTGCACTTACTGTAGAGCCTGCCTTAACCCAAGCCGCATTACTAAAGTCTTCTGAATAGGTAACGAGGTTCGTCCTCTGTTCTTCCACCAGCAGCCCGTTAGCCGCCAGCGTCGTCGGGTTGTAGTCAAACCGAGGGCCGAAATAGGCCGTGCTGGTGGGCGCTGCTTGCGGGTTGTAGACGTAGGGGTCCACGCTGGCGCTGTTGCTGAGCTGGGCTCCCCAGATGTCAACTTCATTAATTGATGAGACCACTCCGTTAGTTGGGTTAACTACACCTGCGTAAAT